TAGTTAGAGTCTAATCCGTTTGCTAAGAATACCTCTACTCCATCAAATAATAATGAGTTGATAGCTTGGTTATTTCCTTTTGCTTCGTAACCAGCAGCTCCTACTCCGTCAGCACCAAATCCTCCTAAAGCTCTTACATAAGCTTTATAAACGTTTTGAGCAACGTATAATTTTACATCTGACTTTCCGTATAATGCAGAAGGCATAGCATCTACTACTTTACCCATTTCAGCGATTACGTTAGCAGCAGTAATAGTAGTTCCTACTACATCGTTTACAGTTCCGTCAGCAGTAGCTAAAGCTACTAATCCGTCAAATTCTCCAGCAGTTGCAGTAGCACCCATCCAGATATTTTTCTCATTCTTGTCAGCAATCTTAGCAATAATCTCAGCGATTAAAAACTCTTGGAAAGAAGGAGGTAAGTTGTCAAATGCAGAATATCCCATAGATATTGCATCCCAGTCATCTCTAAAATCAGATTTACACAAGTTTAAGTTTACTTGGAATTCCTCTGGTTGTAAGATTTTCTCGTCTAAAGTAACAGTGTCAGTAGCAGCGAAATCACAGCTTCCATCAGCGATTAAGTCTGTGGTAGAAAGTCTCTTGATTACTTGCTTGAACTTTACATTTGGTTTAACAGTAATACCACCGTTTTCGATAGTATTTGCAGATAATAAAGCTGCTGAGATGTACCCTGCTGCTTTTTCTCCTGCGTAAGTTGTTGTAATTGAAGTTGTTGTTGCCATCTTTTTTTATTTATTAAATAGTTTGTTGTAGATTGAATCTTTCACAGTTCTACTTCTGCTTTGTGAATATAAATGTTGTTGTTTTTGCTCTACTTGAGCTTCTGGAGAATGTACTATTTCTTCTGCTTCTACAGATAATTCAGTAACTTCTTCCTTAATTTCTACTTCCTCTGATAACTCAGCAGGAACATCTTTCTCTTCTGAAGGAGAAACGATTTCCATCATCTGCTTAACAGAAGCCTTTAATGAATCTAACTCTTCGTATAAAGAATCGTATTTCTTCTTTAGTGATTCAATATCTGAATCTTCAGAAATAACTTCTTCTTCTGCGATAGGAGCTTCTTCGATAACTTCCTCAGCTTGTTCTACTTTTTCTTCAGCTAGTTCAACAACCTCTTCTACAGGTGTTTCAACTACTTCTTCAGAAGAAAGTAAAATACTTTTGAAAGCATCTACAATTTCTTTTGGACTTTTCATAAATTAAAATTTATTATTAATAACTCTATAACACTAATAACTAGTAATATAAATATTGTTGTATTTTTCAATTATACATTACCAATACCTTGATTAATCATTCTGCCTTTACAACAGTCTCTACTGTATCTACTACCATCTTTACATAGACAAGCTCTTCTCTTGTTCTTTGGAGATGTTCTACTCCATTCTTGTTCTCTTCTTCTACTCATCTTTTAACTTGTTTAGGATTTCATTTAATACTGATAAAGCTTCAGTATCTTCTTCAGATAAAGATAACTTCTCTAACTTGTTTATTGCCCATTCAACACCACTAGTTCCTCCCCAGCAATCCCACATAAGACCCCCACATCCTTCCGAATAAGGTACATCTTTATGTTGCTGATGTCTTTTAAATGATGCCATTCTAGATATTGTATCTCTAGTTAGTGGCTCTCTATTAGCTAGTTGGTTTGCTCTTTGTTTTCCAACAGGAGTACCACAACTTCCCCAGCCATTCTTTTCTACCCAAGCTAACGCTCTTTTAGCATTGTTAGTTGCAGACTGTGGATAGTCACTATAAGACTTTAATTCTTGCTTAGCTAACTCTTGTTCTTTTTGACTAAAGAAACCTTCTATACTAAAACCAAGATATTTACCCTGCTTTACGTCTTCCCATATCTCATCGTTGTCAATCTTCATAACTACAGCCCAAGCACCTTCTGGAGCATCCAACTTGTATAAGTTAGTTTTATCCATATTAGGGTCTTCTACTATCCAAGACTCTATGAGAGATACTCCCTTTACTGCTAGTTCGTGTTCTATCGTAGCATTATTATTCTTTAGTCTTTTAAGGTAAAGTTCAGATGCCTTCTTAACAGTCTCTTTAGAGAACATTATCTTGTAAGCGTAGTCTCCACTTTTTCTAAATATTTCCTTGTCTGGAACTAAAGCTAGTCCTACTACAATTCTTTTCTCGTCATCTACAGATTTGAATTCTACTTTGTGTCTACTTAAAGCTACAAAGTTTTCTTCTATTGCAGGACTTTCTACTAGTGAGATAGCTTCTATCCCATCCTCTAGATTGTTTTCGTCTATTATTAATTCTATGAT